GGTAAAATAGATGGGGGTGCCAGTACAGGCTACTCTGCTGCAGGTTGGCAGAACAATGGCGTATCATATACCATATTCAGTACAGTCACCCCTACAGTATCTTGTTGGGTAAAATTAGACAGCACCACAGGTTATCAAACTATTGCTACATCTGGTGCAGCAAACGGTGTGTGGTTAAATGGTGGTAAAATGGATTATTATACAACTTTTGATGCCAATGCTACTACTAGTGTAGGTACTGGAGCCTGGGTACATATAGCTATGACTCATGATGCCAGTAATATCAGGTATTACTACAACGGAGCAACTGATGGTGTAATAGCCAGAGCTGGCTTTACGATGAATGTTGACAGATCATTTAAAGACAGCACAACTGGTAATACATTAAGGGGGGCATTAGATGAACTTCGTATATCCAGTGTAGTAAGGTCTGCATCATGGATATTATCGGAGTACAATAACCAAAATAGTCCCAGTACTTTTTATAGTATTAGTAGCCCTTTATAACTTATTTGAAAATTAAATAATAGAAAAATGAATCCAAGATATTTAGGACTTGTAGGTAAAATAGACTGGTCAATAGATAAAATTTCACAATTACAAGGTAGGTTTGGAGCTGTAGAAAATACATTTCAGCATAAGATACTTCCTTTATTTGACCACTATACCTCTATAGGTACTGTTGGCTCAACAGAAACTGATCTGTATAGCGACACTATTGTTGGTAGTACATTGGCTGCTGATGGAGATAAATTATCTATTAACTACGCTGGTATATCTACAGGATCAGCCTTCTTAAAAACTATTAAAGTATATTTTGGAGGCACAGCTTGTTTTACTGCACAAGATTTAGTAGATCCTAGTACTAAAGATTGGAGATTAGAATTAACAATAATTCGAGTTAGTTCTTCTGTTATACGTTGTTATGGTAATCTTAATAGTACCGATAATATAGATATGGTACATACTGATTATACAGAAATTACAGGATTAGATCTATCAGCGAATAATATATTAAAAATAACAGGACAGGTGCCCGACCCAGGTCCACCAACTCCTACTGATGATGAACTAATAGCAACAATGGGTACAGTAACATGGATTTCTCACGCATAACTATATAAAACACAACAACATGGACGCAATTAAAGTATGGTTCCCAATCAACAACATTTTTACAGATACATTAAACCATATCTGTGGAGCAACTTATGGTGGCATACCTGTATATCCACTCCCTGCATCTCTAGCACCTTATTGCTGGATAGAAGAGGATACCAATGGTCAACTAAAGTTCTGTACATTCAAAGCATCTGAGGCTTACCCAGGTACAGGTATGCAGGCAGGATTTATAGATCCTATGACGGGTTTGTATCATGTAACAGCAAAACCTTTTTCTGCTGTAGAGATTGGCGGTAAGATTGTATTTAAACCTGAATAATATGACATTGGATAAACTTAAAGAAATTTTTAAATTTTCTTGGGCTCAAGCTTTTTCCGATCAAAATGGAAAGAGTACTATATTTCCAATATGTTGTTCTGTGGTAATAGTTACAGGCTGTATATCATTATTATGGTCTATGTATCTTAAAGATCAAAATTTGGCAATGTGGGCGGCAACTACGATAACTGCAGGTTTAGCAGCTCTTACTGGGAGAAAAATTGTTAACGGAAAACCTAATGATCTAGATATAGATCCTTCAGATAATTAAATATATGGATTCATCTACAGTTAATACAGTCTTTGGAATAATTATTTCTATTTTAAGTACTTGGGGCTTATTTTTTCTTAATCAGATAAAAAGTGCCCAGATAGCTACTAATAAAGAAATAAAAGAAATGAATGAGGATATTCGTGATATCCTTGTAAGCATGGGTAAACATGGAGAGCAGGTAATAAGCCTTTCTCAACAGTTTAGTTTAATGAACGAACTCATTCATCAGCTGGATAAGAGAATTTTAAAATTAGAACAATTAGATAATATATATGGAGCCATTGAGACCAAACACAGCATCAAATAGATGCACAGAAACACCTAATTCTAATTGTGTCAAATACGTTGGAACAACAATCCCTTGCATACCAAATTGTAACGGAGATACTGTTAGTGATGTATTATACAAGTTAGGGCAAAAGGAATGTTGGTTAGAAAGTAAATTAGATTTTTCTAGTTTAACATACCCTTCATGTTGTTATACACCGTGCCCAAGTTGTCAAAATCCAAGTGAGTTAGTAGATATTTTACAAATAGCTTTTAATTGTATTGCTGCACAATGTGCAAGAATTACAGCATTAGAAGCAGACGTAGCTATTTTAAAAGCAGGAGTAAGTCCTTAAAAATATAATAATATGGCAACAATAAATCCAATATGGGTACCTAATACATTAACAACTGTAGCAGCTGGACTTCGCTATCCAGACTCTAATGGGGATACTGTTAACACACTTTATCCGTTAGATTATCTTATTCTAATAGGACAAGATTTAGCTATTCTTTCAGGAACAACTAATCAGTTACAAGCTGGGTATTCGGATCAAGCTACAAAGATATTAGCATTACAAGCAGCTGTTGCTACGATGCCAACTCAATATGTTACTCCTCAAATATCAGGACAATGTTTAAACTCTAGTGTCACTCAAGACATTGACGATGTTTTAACATTAATGGTTACTGCTTGGTGTGATTTTATAGCTGTGGCTGGAACAAACGCTGCACTGAATATAGCTATAGCTACACAATGTAGTAATCTAAACAGTTCTACTGCATTCTCTGGTGGTCAAATGGCCGCCATCACTGGCTGGAAAAGCTCTCCTAGTACATTAGCTGATACAATAACAAATCAATGGTTAACTATATGTGATGCTAGAGTAGGAATAGCCAATGCTTTAGCAGCAGTAACACCTGGGTGTAATCAAGTTATTATAGATTATCAGGTTGTTCTTACAGAATCTGATTCTATATTTGCATTCTACTTTAATAGCTACACTTTCATACCTTCTGGTTTTGTAGACATAGGCAGTCAAATCAAAATTACTGATACAGCTGGAAATCAATATTTACAAAGTTTAGACATTGTAGTTGTTTCAAATTCTTCTGGGGCTTATACTATACCACTTTCTGGTTCAACATTACAACCTAACGATACATATACTGTAACAGTAACAAGTGATATAAGGAACTCTGTACTGGGCTTAGAATGTGTTAAAACAGTAATTCATAGTGTTTACTCTAATCCTGTTACAGATGCTGCATGTTGTCCTGATACAGGTACTTATAATGCTTATACTTCTGGTAGCACTCAGATAACTTTATTTAGTGGTTTAACTTATACACCAAGTTATGTAGGTATAACGCCTAAGAACTCTTTTACTGCTGGATTAATAACAGATTTAAATTACTCACCATATCTTTCTTATATTTCTGGTGGAGCTGTAATTAATTTCTTAGGAGCCCCAGATGGTGTAGTAAGTTTAGATTATATATCATATCAATAAAAATTATAATTATGTCTTGTAATTGTTCTAGTAACCCTTGCTCTTGTCCGAATGCAAACTGTTCGTGCCCAGCAAACTTTTCTATAAATCCAGCTACAATTGCTTGTCCTAACGGAAGCCAATGTACTGATACAATGTATGCAACGTGTGTGTTTACTAATCAGTATTTAACTTGCTCAGCACAACCTGCTGGGACAGACCTAAATACAGTATTACAAGCAATGGACGCAAAGATATGCGCTTGTGGTTCTTGTTCAGGACAAACGCAAGTATCTCCTGGTTTAACGGGGATGAGTGATTATTATGTAGATAGTTCTAACTCAGTGTTAGGTGACGGCTCCGTAGTAAATCCATTTCAAACAATTGAACAAGCATATAATAAAATTATAGGCAGTGGTACAGTAAGTTCTCCACAAAGGCCTAATAAAAATGTATTTGTTGCAAAAGGTGTTGGTTATTCGGTTTCTTTAAATATTTATATACCAGGGTGTACATTTACATTTGCGCCAAATACAGTTGTTGACTTTACTGGAGCTGGAACTTATTTTATAGATTCAAGTGTCATCTCTACAGCAAAAGATACATTTAGATGTTATGGATACATAGAGTTTAATACTAGTACAGGTGGGTTTCTTAAAAATACAGGTAATGTAATTATTGCTGAATTACACAGGGTTTTTGGAAATACTCCAGGTCAGTCGCAGCCATTAATTTACTCTGGCGAAGCTGGCTCTATAGATGCTTATACTAATATAAAATTACAAAGTTATCAGAGTTTAATTATTTCTGGTGTACAGCATGTTGTAGGTCATTATGGAGGCGCTTTAACTATAAATCTAAATACAGGGTTTATGATTTATGGCATGAATCCATTTACTGGTAACTCTGCAGGAAATAGCTCTGGGAATATTATTAACTGTAATAACTTAAATACATTATCTAGTCAGCATACTGTAATAGAAATACAAAATGGTAATTTCTGGTCAGTTGCTGCTACTGACATGATATCTTTTTCAGGAGTACTTGTAAACTTTGTGTTAGATAACGTAAAATCTTGTATTACTGGTCCAGGTACTGGTACGTTACCAACAACATTTTTAAATATAGGTAATGTAACAGTAAGTACTGTAATTAATTATCATAGAATGTTGCTCAAAGAAGTATATCTAGATGGATCTTGTTTCTCTACAGCAGCGCCAGCAAATGTAATAAGTTACACTGGTGGTGGACAATTCTTTGATTATTTACAAATGCAAGATTGTGTTCTTTATAACCCTCTAACTATATCTAGCACAATTAGATTAGGTAAGTCAGTTTATTCTTCAGCAACAGTATCTTGTAATAACATAATAAATGGAATTATAAGAATGACTAATCTACCAACCTCCTCCTCTGGGCTAGTTGCTGGAGATATTTGGAATAATTCAGGTGTAATAACAATAATATAAGGGTTTGTTGGTAAATCCCATTAGTGATAAAAAGCTGCTCTGATCTCAGTTGGCAGCTTTTGTTTTTTAAAGATTTGGTAAATCAAATAATAAGTTGTACCTTTGCTTATTATTTAACAGTAACTTTAACAACAAAGTAAAAATTGTATGACAGAACAAAACGAATTATTAGAAAACTTAGCAAGGCTTTTAAAGCAAAAACAGAACAAGCAATGGTATGCTAATCGTTTAGGCATTACCGTAGATGAAGTAAACGAACTTCTCCAGGAGTTAAGAGGAACAAGAAACACAAGAGAGGTGGTAAGAGAAGATACTCCAACAAAAGTAATGAATTCGTATGGGATTAATTTAGATTCTTATAATGTGAATTCTGGTTGGATTCGTGATAAAGAAAATAATATATCTATTCAATTTAAAAGAAATAAAGAAGAAATAGATATGATTGATTCTTTTAAGGAGTTTTTGAAAGATTTTAAGCCTAAAGAAAACGTTATAGTTAAAGAGTCACATGATGCTACAGAAAGTAATTCATGTTTAGTTCTAAATATACAAGATGCACATTATGATAAAAAAGATATATTTGGAGAAAACAATATATATTTAAGATTTAAAAAAGTAAAGAATAGAATAGAGCAAGTGTTAAAACAAGCTTCTGTAACTACTAATTTACAGAAGATTCTATATGTATTAGGTTCTGATATTTTTAATGCAGAATGGACTGGTATGACTACCAAAGGCACGCCACAACAGAATTTAACTTCTTATGAAGAAGGTTTTAAAGCTATATGTCAAAATGAAGTAGATGTAATAGAATTATTATTAACCTACTCTGACTCAATAGAAGTTGTGTATTGTCCAGGTAACCATGATCAATATGTGGGTTGGCATTTAATGACTTGGTTACAGACATACTTTAGAAACCAAACTAATCTTACATTTGATATATCACCTAAGTTCACTAAATATATTAAGTTTTCTAATACAGCAATGTGTTTAAATCACGGAGATGCTCAAAAGCCAGAAGTTACTGCTAGAAACTTTCCGATTGAATATAAAGAAAATTGGAGTAAATGTGATCATTTTTATATATTTGGTGGAGATCGTCATACTGAATTAAGTAGAGATTTAGGCGGTATTAAATTTTATCGTATACCAGCTCTTTCACAAGCCTCATCTTCCTGGGACAGTAAAAATGGCTACATAGCTAAAGCAGAATTAACTGCGTTTCTAATAGAAGAACATGAAGGAATGGTTAACATTATGAAGAGAGTAATAAAGTAAACATTCTAAGTTTAAATTAAAAAAGTTTAATTTGGTAAATAGCTAAAAATGTCGTATCTTTTAAGTAGATTATGACATTTAACAAGCCAAATAGAAATAGTCCTAGATTTAGGAGAAACTTAAAAAAAGTAATTAACCAGGGGTTCATGAAGAAATTCAAAAAAGAACACCCTGGTCTTTTGCTTTCTAATAAAGACATTAGAAAAATCGTGGATACATTTCATCAGTTATGTAAAAATGTTATAACTGAAACAAGGGACGGTCTTGAGCTTCCAGAACAACTTGGCACACTTACATTAACAAGATGTAAACCTAGTAAAGCTAATCCTTTATTAAATAAAAAAAGTCGTATTTTTACTAGTAGATTTCCCATACCAGATTGGCTTTGTAAAATAGCCTACTCTAACAAATCTAGTAAATATAAATTTAAGAATGCTCAATTCTGGGCATTTGAAGCTGGGCGCCCATTTAAAAAACAAGCTTCTGAAAACTTCTCGAAAAGCCATACAAAATACGTTGTATCTGATAATTCAAAGCGATTACGAATGGAATATCATGAAGTTAATAATAAACTCAAGCCCATAGTAAGAGAAAACTTAAGAAAACAAAAAGAAGAAGAAAACCATGATTAGAAAAAGTAAATACGATTCTTCTAAATTTCTAATTGAATTTAATAATAAAGAATCAGATATTGTTTGTATTTATTATATAACTAACATGTTAAATAATAAAATATATATTGGACAAACATTAAATTTTGTGGAAAGAGCTACTCGTCATAGAAGAGAGTTGTTTTTAAATAAACATTATTCAAAACATTTACAAAAATCTTATAATTTAGGAAATACGTTTGAAATAAAAATTTTAGAAATATGTGAAATTGACGAATTAGATAATAAAGAAATATTCTGGATTTCTTTATTAAACACTACAAATAAGAAATTAGGTTATAATATATATCCCGGAGGAAATTCTCTTAGAGGGTATGTACAATCAAAAGAATCAAATCAAAAAAGAAGTAATTCATTAAAAGGAAGAAAGCCAAATATAGAATCTTTATGTAAACCTGTTTTATCTTATGATTCTAAAACAGGAAAATTTGTAAAAGAATATGTTTCTATATCAGAAACGGCAAGACAATTAAATGTTAGAATATCTTCTGTTTCATCAAGTTTGTTAAAACAAAACTTTAGTATTAAAAATCTTATTTTTAAATATAAAACAGATGAATTTTTTCAAGAAACAATAGACCTTATTCCTAATTCTAGAAGAGATTTAAAAAAGAAAATAGTACAACGTGATTTAGAAAATAACATTATAAAAGTTTGGACAAGTAGAGAAGAAATATCTAAACATTTAAATTTAACATTAGTTTTAATAAGATTACGTCTAAATAGAGGATATACAATATATAAAGATAATTATAAATATAACTATATATGAGTACATTAACTCGCGGTGACGTCGTTTCAAGAATCCGTAGCAAAATTAAAGCTAATAACATTGATTCGGGAATAACAGACCGTACAATTTGGTCATGGTATGAACCATGGTTAAAGCAAGTTGTGAAAGAACTAGATAGTAAGAATAAACTTATGGGGTTCTCTAGTTTATTTGAAAGCTTAGACATAGTTCCTTTAATAGAAGTAGATAGAATTGAAGCTGGCTGTTCAGGCCTTAAATCTGGTTATACTTTTATGCGAACAAAGGATCCTATAGGTGAATTATTTATGGAGGGATATTGGGGAAATATGGTACGTTCTATAACATCTGTAGATCAAAGTGAAATTTTACAACCTATTACACCTTCTGGTTATCGCATTCTTTCGCAATTAAAAACGTTTAAATTTAATAAACAATTATATTATTGGTATCTAAATGATTATTTTTACTTTCCTAATATTTCTTGGAAAGCTGTAAGAATTGAAGCTTTATGTGAGGGAGATATTTCTCAATATAAATGTGATTCTGAAACAAACTGTTTATCTAAGCAGGAACAATCATTAAACGTGCCAGATTTTATTCTAGCGAGAGCAGAATCATTAATGTTTCAATCGTTAGGTATTAGTTTTCAACTTCCACAAGATTTATCACCTGATGGTGTATCAAAAACAGCAATGTAACATGTTAGATATAGAAGATAAATATAATATAAATCCACTAATATATTGTATATTAAATTTAGATAATGGAAAACTATATTTTGGTCAGACAATTTGTTTTAATAGAAGATCACAAGCTCATGCTTGGGAATTAAAAAACAATAGACATCCTAACAAATATTTACAAAGAGAATATAATAAAAATAATAACTCTTTAATAATATTTCCAATAGAAAACTGTAAAGAATCAGAATTAAATAACAGAGAAATATATTGGATAACATTATATAATACAGAAAATGCAAAATTTGGATATAATCTTCAACCAGGGGGAAAATCTATTTCTAGAAAATTATTAATATGGTCTGAAGAAAAAAAGAAAATTTATAGTGAAAGAATTAAAAATAATCCTATACCAAACAGAACTCTTAAGCAAACAGAAGAAGTTAAAAAAAGAATGTCAGAAATTAAAAAAGAATATCATAAGACGCACTTAGTATGGAATGCTATAAGAATAAAAGTTTATGATATAAAATCCAATGAGTTTTTAGGAGAATTTAAAACAATTAGAGAAGCAGCTAAAATATTAGAAATAAAAGAAGACAGTCTATATCTTGCTTCAAATAGAGCAAAACGAAATTGGACAGAATTAATTTGTCCAAAGTTAGGAATTAAAATTATAAAAGTTACACTATCTAATTTATCATAATGAATACAGAAATAAAATTCAGAACGTTCAACGATTTATTAAATGATGTGGAAAATGACTTTCGACTGTTATCAGAAGAAGGTATGATAGAGCCATCTAATTTAATTAAAGTTGCTCAACGTGTTAATTATGATTTAGGTTTACGCATACATCAAACTAAGGAAATCATTTTAACAGTAGAAAATCACGTAGTAAAATTACCTGAAGACTTTTATGTATTAGAGTTTGCTTTAATGCTTGGTAATTTTACAGAAATTTCTGATATAGGTTGGGGGGGTCGAGTTACTGAGAATGTAGACGTTGATTGTACGGATTTAACTAATTGTGACAGCGGCCCTCAAATAGGAGGATACCAGTGTTGCTTAGCACAACCAACTAATACCTGCACTCCTGGTCAAGACCCCTTTGCTCAAAATAGAGTATACTCAATGTGTAACGGAAGCAGATGTATAAAAGTAGTAGAACAAAAAGGATATAGCATAAAAGAGTACACTCACTTCAGTAGATTACATATTAAAAGCCCAAAATATTTAGATCCTGGTTCTATAAATCGTTTTAAGCAAGATTGTGTAGACGAAGCTGAAATAAAGAATGGCTACTTATATTTAAACAACACTGATTGTTGTAAAATATATTTATCATACATGGGAGCGCTTAGCGACGAAGATAATAATTTATTAGTAATGGATCATCCAAATATTAATAATTATTATGAGACTGCGTTAAAATGTAAGATACTTGAAAACCTCTATTTCTCTGGGGAAGAAGTACAAACAAAGTTAGAGAAAATGGAAAAGATGAGAGATCAGGCTAGAATAGAAGCGCTATCTATTGTAAACACACCGAACTTCTCAGAACTAGTCGCTAATTGGAAACAGAATAGAGAATTACAACATCAAAGATACTATAATTATTGGAGAACAAGTGTTTTTGAAAGTAGGTGGAATTATTTACGATATTAAATAAAAAGCAATGTACCTATCAAAAGTAATAAAGATACCTTTATACGAAACAAAGGTACAATTTATCGTTAGTCCAAATATAGTAAAAACAGTTAATAATATTTATAAACATCATAATATAAATACTGTATGGAAAGATGCCCCCGCTGGAACAATGATTGGTTTGGGTATAGATAAGTACAGAATAATAATAAACGAAGAATATTTAACTTATAACACAATAATTCACGAACTACTACATTGTGTAATGGCTTTAACAGCTGATCGTCAGATTAGTGAAGAAGAGGATAGATGTTGGCTTATGGGTTATATTGGACAAGAAATATTTAATTTCTTAAATTCAAAAAAAGTAGAGATTGGCTGAAGAAAATAAAATACAACAGTTTACAGGTGGCCTTAACAAAGATTTGGTAAATTATCAAGTCAACGCAACTTCGTGGACACATGCCAAGAATTTAACTATACAAAGTAACTTAGGTGATTTAACTACATTAGTTACTGAGATGGCTAATAAACTTTGCGTTACATTGCCATATGATTTAATAGGAGCAATACCATTAGATGGTGCGCAATGGGCTGTATTTTGTACAGATAATGTTAATTCAGAAATAGGAATTGTAGATACTGATAATTGTACTTATACAAAGTTTTCTAATACACCTTGTCTTAATTTTAATAAAGCATCTCTAATTACTGGTGCAGCTAGAAGAAATTTTGAATGTGGATTCAATGTATATTGGTCTGATGGTGGTAGAAATCCGGATCGATATATAAATACTAATCCAGATGATTTGAGTGGAAGTATTTGGGTTCAAAATTGTGTAACAACTTCTACTTGTACTACGTGTACTAATACAGATCAGTTAGATTGTGATAAAATAAGAATAGCTCCTTTAATGGACATTCCTTGTATCACTTTGGCTAAATCAAATACAGCTGGTACTCTTTTAAATGGAACGTACCAAATAGCTTTAGCTTATGCTGTTAATGGTATTAAATGTACAAATTATATAGTTCTTTCAAAACCACAATCTTTATTTTCACATACTAACGAAGCTGGGGCTCTGACACTTAATGTGACTGGCGCTGATAATGTTCATTTCAAAGAGATGATATTAACAGTTGTAAGTTTTATTAATGGTCAATTAGTAGCTAGGAAATTAGGTGTTTGGGATACCGATCAAACTAGTGTTACCATAAGTTCTATAGATCAAACATTGCCATATGAAGATTTATCTTTAATACCGTTACAAGTACCAGCAATAGAAAAATCAGATTCTATATGGAGTGTTAATAATTTACTTTTACGTAATGGTATATATGAGCGTCCTAGTTTTAATTATCAACCCTTAGCTAATCTTATCCAGTCAGAGTGGGTTTTAATGGAAAAGCCTGAGCAGTATTATCAAAAAGCGGGAGATGAATTAGGAATGGAAATAGGATATCTTCGAGACGAAGTTTATTGCTTCTTCATTCGTTGGGTATATAATACAGGTGATAAATCAGCCTCATACCACATTCCTGGGAGAGCCTATAATCCAGCAATTGATGGTCCATGGAGAACACAAAACACAGCAGGTATAACTAGCTTAGTAGGTGGTGCTAGAGGGTATATGTCCTATTGGGAATCAACAGAACGTTATCCTAGCCAACAGGCAAGTGTGTGGGGCAGCTTATGTGGACAACCAATAAGACATCATAAATTTCCAGATCAAACTGTTGATCCGTCAGTTTTAACACACTTTACTAATAACAGAACAATTAAAATACTTGGAGTTAAATTTAATAACATTCAAACTCCTGTAGATGATTTAGGGTTACCAATAACAAACATAGTAGGATATGAAATTCTAAGAGGCTCCAGAGAAGGAAATAAAAGCATTATAGCTAAAGGTATGATTAATAACATGCGTATGGCTGTTTCAGATGTTCCTAACTCTACTGCTGTTCTTTATCAAAATTATCCTTATAATGATTTGAATCCTGATTTATTCTTAACCACATCTCAGACTATAGGAACAGTTGGTGGTAATATAGATGGGTATCAAGGTAATCAGCAATCTTTATATAGGCAAGAAGTATTTTCATTTCACTCTCCAGATACTACATTTGCAAATCCTTTTATAGGAACTGGTCATTTACGTGTCTATCAAACTCTTCTTGGAGAGTCTAGGGGGCATTTTGAAATACCATATAAACATCCTAAATTCAAAGTAATTACTAAATTAGTTAGTAGTTTAGCCACTGCTATTGGGTTAATTGATGCACTTGGTGGTTTAGCTCAAGCAGCTGGTGGTGTTAATTTTAAATTTGCAGCAACTGATGAACTTCCTTTTGATATTCCATTAGGATTGGCTATTGCTTCGCCAGATGGGCCGGTTGGTACTATAGGTACGATAGCTTATGGTTTACAAGTAGCATATAATATATCTGTTTTAGCTGCAATATCAGTTATAAAATTAAAGGCTATACAGCAGCAAATGATTAATGCTGTTACTGGACTTATTCCTAAACATCAGTATGCTAGACAATACAATTCTGTAGGATTTTATAATGATTTTCATACATTATATGCTCCCGCTCCTAACATAAATGTAAATTTTAATAATTATCAATATGTAAAAGGCCAAATACAAACTTTCGAAGGGTTGGATTTAAATAATCTTTATAGAAATGATTATGTTATATTTAATCTTACTGGCGCCATACCAGATCCGTTTATTATTCCTGGACAAAAAGAAGTAAGTAGATGGACTCAATCACAAAGATTTTGTGCGCTAGGTGATGATTCTTGTCAGTATAGAGAAATAATTGGATGTCCTACATTAACTGGTTATGGTGGATTAGGTACTCCTCCCTTTGCTTCTCCAAATCTTTGTTCACATTACGTTGGTGTAAAAGTAAGTTTTCCTTCTCAATATGGACAAATAGGTTCTGTTCGTGAGGTGCCTATAACAAGTTGTATTTACCCCACCACTCCTGGATTAGTCTATTCTACTCCCACTTTATTTGGAGGAGATACTTATATTAATAGATATACAGAAAAGAATCCTTTCTTATTCTTTAATGATTGGTTAGTAGATGTTCCAGATGATTTTCAGTATGACTATACAATGTATGAAAACATACCTTACCCTAGGTATTGGATAAATAACACTCACGTATACTATGATTTCTGGAGTAGCGCAGATAAAAATTACCACGTAGATGAAAATAATGTAGGTCCCTTAGACTTTTGGGTAAAAGAGGGTTTCTTTTATTTATTCTATAATGGCGTAAGAGACTTTTATGTAGAGTCAGACGTTAACGTTGGATTTAGAGATTGGGAAGAACAGCATTCTAAAAGATTCTATGATCCTTATGGGTATACTAACATAGAATATATGTTTAGATCTGATTTAATTAAGTCTAATGTATTTTATAAATATGATTATTCTTTATCAGTAAATAAATTTTACTCTCAATACGTTTCTTTTGGACAAGTCTTGCCCAGGGATTATGATCCTCTTTTGGCTTATACTTGTTATAATTATTACCCAAGAAGAGTAGCTTACTCTTTACCTCAAACAGAAGAACTTAAATTAGATAACTGGCGTCAGTTCTTACCGAATAATTATGCTGATTTTTATACACAAGTAACTGCAATAAAATCAATAAGTAAAACAGGGGCCCTTTTCTTAATGAAAGAACAATCTCCTGTAGAATTTACAGGAACACAAATTCTTCAGCAGGGGGAGCCAGGAAAAGTTGCTATAACTGTAGGGGATGGTGGTTTGTTTAATCAACCTTTACAAAATGT